TAGATATGATTGGGGCAATAATTATGTTGATCCCTATGATCGAAACAGTACATACTACCATTGGTTACAAAACAACGGATATCAGCCTGCTAATCCAAAATTCTATCACTATGGGCCCGATGCGCATCGTGCTTGGGCAGACTTCTTACTACCATACATAAACAAATTATGATTTTATATATCAACGGAAACGAACATTATGCAGGTGCATATGCTGTCATTAATACAATGTATGCAGAAGGAGACGTGGACTTGTGGTGGATGGGCCAATCTGGACATCCTAAAAATATAGAAGTTAGTTTTGGCAGGACACTTAGTAAGGTGTTGAAGGCCAGGCCTATTATCGAAGCAAGGCATTACGATTCCGACGACGAAATTATCGAGACAACAAAAAATTTTATAGCAAACAACCCAGTCAACGAACAAGTGGTAGCTATTGTTGCACTAGATCATTTCGATTCCGAAAAAGTAAAAGAGTTAGCCGAGTGGCTCAAATCTCGAAATGTAAAATACATCATACATCCCCACGCAGACTACATCAAATGGATGAGCGATCACAAGCACTTGACCAATGAATTTGGATACTTTGGTGAAACTGCTCAAAAGGCATGGGCGGCCAATTTGATTAAACCATTGACGAGAATCCTATAATATGCTATTATTATGTCATGCATTATCTAATCGTAGACACAGCCAATACATTCTTTCGTGCTCGTCATGCAGCACATCGCCAAAGTGATACATGGGATCGCCTGGGCTTCGCTATTCACGTTACTTTAGGTAGCGTAAACAAAGCATGGCGTGATCAAAAAGCAGATCATGTTGTATTCTGCCTCGAAGGCCGTTCGTGGCGCAAGGACTATTATGAGCCCTATAAGAAAAATCGCGCAGTCGCAAGAGCTGCGCTTACCGAAGCAGAAGCGGAAGAAGATCGACTGTTTTGGGAAACTTTTGACGCTGTCAAAACCTATCTCAGCGAAAAGACAAATTGTACTGTTCTCAGGCACGAACACTTGGAAGCAGATGACTTGGTGGCAGGATGGATCCAAAGTCACCCTGCGGATCATCACACCGTCGTGAGTTCAGACTCAGATTTTCATCAGTTGTTGGCCGATAATGTAAATCAATACAACGGCATCTCGGACGAGCTCCACACCATTCAAGGTATTTTTGATAAGAAGGGCAAACCTGTTATTGATAAAAAAACTAAACAACCTAAACAAATTCCAGACCCAAGTTGGATATTGTTCGAAAAATGCATGCGAGGTGATCCCACTGACAATGTGTTCTCGGCCTTTCCTGGTGTACGTAAAACTAAATTAGAAGAAGCATACAAAGATCGAAATAATAAAGGCTTCGCGTGGAACAATCTCATGCTGCAAAGTTGGACCGATCATGACTCCGTTGAACATAAGGTTTTAAATGATTACCATCGAAATCAAACTCTGGTAGACTTGTCTGCACAACCAGAACATGTTAAGGTATGGATCGCAGAAACTATTGCAGAAAATTCCAAGACATTAAATCGCTCAATGATTGGTGCACATTTTTTAAAGTTTTGCGGCAAATACGATTTAGTTAAACTGAGCGATCAATCTAACAGTTTTGCAGAGTTTTTATCAGCAAGTTACCCAGTAGTTGAAGCAACCGCAAGCATCCCAAGGAACACCAAATGAATGAAAAATTAAAAGAACTAAGTTTACAAGCAGGTGGCGCACATTATCCGTCGATTAATCCAGACGTGCAAGAACAATTTGCACGATTGCTTATTGATGAATGCCTCGATGCCGTAAAGAATACCAACAAGCATCATGCCTTTACTACATTTGATCTAGGCATGGTAGAAGCAACCATCGAAAAGAGTATAGAATCTATTCAAAAACGATTTCTATTATGAATTTTAGATTTTGGTGTAGAGAAAAATGGTATGAGTATCTGGCAGAGTGCGAAGGATATAAACAAGCGCCTATACTAGATTCAGATCGATATTTTCAAATGTACAAGTACTGGTTAAAACGAGAATTTAAACATCAAAGGAGCCACACATGATTGAATTAATTGCAAAACCTATTTTAAAAAACAAATACTGGATTGTGGAAGAGCAAGGTGAAAAAATTGCAACTATCCAAGCAATAGAAGAAGGCGGGTTTGTGTATGTCGACGGTGCATCACGACGAATTTACCCCAGTATTAAATTGTTAAGTAAAGACATCAATGTGGTATTCGACACAGAAACAAAAAAAGCCAAACAGTCAGTGGCACAATATAGTGCTTACGAATTTCCCACTAGTCAAAAACCTTGGAATGTGTTATGGGATGTAAAACATCAATTTCCTGTTTACACCAAAACCAACAAGAGCAAAAGTTATTATTGCGCAGGTCATTACATTATCAAATTTAATAACGGCTGGGTCAAGAGTTATTGTCCCAAATTCATTACGTTGAATCGTTACGAGTTTCAAGGACCGTTTACCAGTAAAGAAGAAATGCAAGAACAGTTAAGAGTTGCAAATGGAAAATAATCTCACGATCCATTTAAAAATGTTCAACGATAAAATCAAACTGTTAAACAGTTCACAAAGTAAACAACTTATGTTAAGTGCGCAAGAGGCAAGGAATCTGCATGCAGACCTTTTTGATTTACTCAATCATTGTGCCACACTAAGTCAAAAATTAGAAAGTTTACCTGTGGCAAACGCAGTCGATATCAGGATGGACGGTGGAAACTGGTAAAATTATCTACGCATATTAATCAGATAAATAATTAGCCAGTCAAAAAATTATCATGAGTAGACCAAAGCCAACTGTTCTAATAGAACACGTAAACAAAGCCAATTACAAGAGTGAACAAATACTCGAGAGCGAAGGCATCTGGGCTGTGCTTTATGACCAGCAACCGATTAATCTGAAGTCCGGTAATATTCTTGTAAATTACCCTGGTCCCAAATATAAAAAGACTAGTTTTAGTAATCCGGGTCACGCCATTAACCTGGCTAAAAAACTGAACACCCTGTTCAAGACCGACAAATTCACTGTAACATTGTTGAAAAGTGGAGATCAAATCTTTCCCTAAAAGCGCAACATATTGCGTGATGCCACACATTAGTCTGGCTATGCAAAACGAAGGCGATGTTTGCGTTTGCAATCTAAATACTCAAAGTTTAGAAACAGGTAGTAGAGAAAAAATATATTTACACAAACACGGTCTCGAATCTGCATGGAATAGCCCCACTAGAAAAATGATTGCCGCGGGTCTGGACAAAGGAGTCCGACTACCAGGATGCAAGGCCTGCTGGGATTTTGAAGATGCAGGGGTAACAAGTCCTCGTCAGAGTAGGAATAGACTATTAGGCGATTTAGAGCCTGTAAAAAGTCAACCCAAAATAATAATTATCAAGCCCGGAAACGTTTGTAATCTTGGTTGCCGAATGTGTAACCCTGCAACCAGTACTAGTCTGTACCAAGATTTTTATCAATTGGATACAGAACGAAACAAGTTCGCGGGCACGTTTAAAGACTACACTAATCAATTTGAAACCATACGGTTCGGGTTTAATTCCGACAATGATAAAATATGGCCTGTATTAAATAAGTGGGCTGAACAATTAGTATTCATTGACATATACGGTGGCGAACCTATGTTGGCGCCTAGCATGTGGGAAAGTCTGGCAGTGGCAGTGGATCGAGGTTATAGCAGTCATATAGATCTTCAGTTGCATACCAACGCCACAATATGGCAGGACAAGTATATAGAAATACTTAAACAATATAAATCAGTGAGTATAGGTATTAGTATAGACAGCGACAATAGTGCCCAGCTCGAATACATTCGTCATAAATCCAATGCTGAACAAATTTTTACCAATTTAGAAAAATATCAGCAGCTTTGTAACAGTCATGGTAATATCCAATGCCATATTACACTGACTGTGTCAACATACAACATATTTGATTTAGATAACATAATTAAAAATTTAAGAAAATATCAGTTGCCCATAGAAACAAATTTTGTGCATAATCCCGAACATTACGATATACGTCATATCCCGGGACCAGTTAAAAAAATATTATCTAATAGAATTTTTAATTCAAAATCCAAAACATTACTGGATCAGACTTTGCCTGGTTGTGACATACAGTGGCCTATCTTTTGCCAAGAAGTGACCTTGTTAGATAAAATTAGAAATCAAAATTTCGCTGATGTATTTCCAGAATGGTACAGTCTTTTAAAACCGTTTATGCATGGGTAAAAGATATAATCAAGACCAGTTAACGAAAATATTTTCCCTGCAAGTCGATAAGCCACCTGCATTTTTAAAATTCCTTTGGCACAATTTTACCGATAAAAATAGTCTCAGATTTAGCATGACGGGTTATCAGTTTGTGGTCAAAGAACTCAAACTGCAAACACACATATTCGAGTTAGACAAACCATTAACTAATAAAAATTTGCTTCAGTTGGAACGGTTTTTTCCTGGACCATATTACTACTGGAGTAGAACCAATAAGTTTATCGTATTTGATGATCAGGATGCGGTTTGGTTACAATTACAGGGCAGTGATTTAGCTACTTATTTGAACAACTTAGAAAGTAACACCTAAGTACTACTTTTTAACCCTGTTCGATACAGGGTTTTTCTTGTCCGAAATTCGCCTTTTTGCTATAATATAGACATAGAGTAACAAAACAGGAGCCCAAATGCGACACGTATCAGGATTTAGTAATAGCACAAAAATTCGTTTTATCGTCAACGGTTTTGGCATGTACGGTACCATCAATGACATCTACACAAAAACAGCCACAGCAAGCCACGGTGCTGCCCTGCGACTGGCCATCCAAAAACTGGCTTACGATCGCCGTCACAGCAGTTTTACAGGCGATGGTCGCCCAGTGGGTGTGGGCATCACGCACGAAGGCATTGACGTACAAATTACTTTAATGGCCAACTGATTTCGGTTGTCCATAATTCAAGATTTTGTTATAATACTTGTATAGAAACTAACAGGAGCCCAGAATGGAAAAACTTACATCAATTCAGCAAGTGAACTCTGCTATCATGTTTGGTACGTGGACTGACGTGGAACTTCGTAGCATGGCTGATGCTATCCGTTTTGCACAGACCAGTCTTCGCAAGCAGGTCAAACGCAACCTGGACGTGGGCGTTCAAGTGCGTTGGGTCAGTTCCAAGAATCCCGCAGGTGCCACAGGCATTGTAAAAAAGATTGCTATCAAGTATGTCACAGTCCGCAATGACAGGGACGGCGGCTTGTGGAAGATCCCGGCCAACATGCTGGAGATCGTTGAAGGTCAGATGGTGACAGCATGAATCAATGGGTATTGATCATTTCCATGTTTAGTCCTGGCGGGGATTATCTTGACAAACGACATGTGGTGTTACAAGATCAACGGGCATGTCAAAGCGCAAAAGTGTCCGTGGAGACTGCCGAATCCCCGATGGGCATCAGGGTCAAAGGCCTTTGTGTAACTTACGGTCATTGGACTGGCCGGAAGCCAATGCGTGATGTGCCCATGGATTAAAATGTTTAGTTGTTGCAAAAACACAACAGACAATAATTCGTAAATCAGTTATAATATATTTTTTAATGCAAAGGAGTTAGCAATGGCTAAAGAAGCAATCGGTGAACACCGAACAGTGACGTCTGAATCTGCTCGTCGTAGTATTAAGACATGTTTTAAGAAACAACGTCCTCTCTTTTTGTGGGGTCCTCCCGGTATTGGTAAGTCTGAATTGGTAGCCAGCATCGCGCAAGAACTTGGTGGCCATATGATTGATTTGCGATTGGCGCAGATGGAGCCTACAGACTTACGCGGTATTCCTTATTTTAATAAAGACTTGGGTCTTATGGATTGGGCACCACCAATTGACTTGCCTAGCGAAGCCACTGCCAAGGAACATCCCGTGGTTGTTCTGTTCTTGGACGAAATGAATTCAGCAGCTCCCAGCATTCAAGCGGCGGCATATCAGCTGATTTTGAATCGACGTATCGGCAAGTATCATTTGCCAGACAACGTTGTGGTTATTGCCGCAGGTAACCGTGAAAGTGACAAAGGTGTCACTTATCGTATGCCTGCTCCGTTGGCTAACCGCTTCGTCCACTTGGAAATGCGTGTGGATCATGCCAGTTGGGAGAACTGGGCTGTTCACAATAAAGTTCATAAGGACGTTGTGGGTTATGTTGGTTTTGCCAAGCAAGACTTGTTTGACTTTGATCCACGCTCTAGCTCACGTTCGTTTGCTACTCCCCGTTCTTGGAACTTCGTGTCAGAGTTGTTGGAAGACGATTTGACAGATAGCGAATTGACTGATTTGATTGCAGGTGCAGTTGGCGAAGGCATTGCAGTTAAGTTCATGGCTCACCGTAAGGTTGCAGGTCAATTGCCC